CTTGTGAGGTGCGTTGCCACCTCGCTCAAGCAGACTATCTGACAAAACAGAATAGATATTGGTACTCATAGCCGATGGGCGTGAGGTCAATGAACTGCTTGTACGTGAAGCCGTTTGCCTCAATCTCGGCGACAATTTCGTCCATTTTGGGCATACGAAGATGGTGGACCTGACGGCGCATCTTTTTCGTATCCTTAAAACGGAACTCCTCGCGGAACTCGGCGCGGTTATCATCCAGCGTGAAGTCGGCTTCGTACTCAAATTTATCAAAGGTGACCTTGCTCCGGGTGACACGCTCTTTGGCATATTTTTGTACGCTAAAAGCTACAAACGGCGAGGCGGCTTCTAGAATTGGGTCAAACTTTTCGCGATTTACAAGATGGATAACAAAGCAACCGCCAGGTTGGAGCCAACCGAAAATATTACGGAAGACCTGGTCGCGGTCACGCAGATAGTAATAGGTAAAATAGTACATTGTGATGAGATTGAATTCTCCTGCGGCAAAAGAGCCGATATTTTCGGCTTCTTTGACTCGGTAATCATTCTTAGGGTAATTCTTACGGGCGACCGCAATCATCGCGTCCGAGGCGTCCATACCGACAATCTTGCCGACCCCCGCTTTCTTGAACTCTTCCACGTCGCCGCCCGTTCCACAGCCGATGTCCAGGACCTCTATTGTCTTCAATTCGGGTCGGTACCCCTTTGCCCAAATAAGCGTGAGTCCTACTTCTTGTTGCTGACGTAGGGCGCCGTCCACAATCTTATCGTAGATTTTGGCGTAAAATTTATCATAGAGCGTTTCGTTCCCTAGTACGACGACGTTCGCCTCGGGCGAGTCATCGGGATTCGCAAACGCCTCAATGTCGTCCAGCTCGGTGATGCGATTCCCCGTCATCATCCAGCGGATATAGAGATAGTTTGCTAGAAGTATAGATATAATGACCACTAGGATAACCTGGATAGTATCCAGAGCATCAATACCTTCAAACCACTTGAGTCCCATTCCTATTAGATGTTTTCAAAATACAAATGGGGTCCGTGCGTACGCAACACGCCACCAGATTTCGCAACGTAGTATAAGATATGGAGCCGAAGGCTACAAATAAACATACCTTGTGCGGTTATGCGTGGGGCGATGTGGTCAATTCGCTCATCAAAGCAATTGGTGCGGGTGATATGGTACGCTCCCAGCGTTGGGCGGCGGAATTAGTGTGTTCCGAGCAGGGACTGGGAAAGTTGGAGGCGGCGTTGGTCCACGCGTGGGCAACACACGTAGCGGCAAATAATCCGGCGTGGTGTATGTCATGGGTTCATTCGGCTACACATATACGGGCGTTATGGGCACGAAGTAGCGAATCAACAAAGGCAATACGAAATACACCACAGGTGCGGTATCACGTAGCAGAAGCCGTTTCAAGTCTGGTCCTGTCGGAAAAACGCCAACTGCCGAAACTTCCTACGTCTGACGATTGTTTCCGTGATGCCGAGGCTATGCGTACCCGATTTCGGACGGGTCAGGGCGTGGTGGATCAGTTAAGTACCCGCCGTACATGGGCGGCGGGAATAGAAAGCAACGACTTGTTGAAGATTGGAAATGAGTTTGAGGCGGCGTGTCGTGCTACGAATCTCAACCGTGCGCTTTTCTGGGTTATTTGGTTTATTACATTGGACGGGCAGACAGAACAGCCAACGGTGAAGGAGCGCGGTCCGAGTTACCTGACCCCCAAACAACGGAAAAGCGTGATGTGGTTTTTGATTGATGTGATGAAGGACCTTGCGAATGATGTAGCATTCTTGTCAACGGATGAACGGGCGGGTATTTTTAATACAATGTCGATGACGTGGAACAAATTGGGGGCAAAGGGGCGCCGTGATTGTTTGGCGGCACTTACGGTGATGATTTGCGAACATATTGCCCGTCGGTCAACTCCCCGTCTTACGGCAGGTCCGAATATACCGAGCTACGATGCCGTGAAGTCGCAAAATACGGGAATTGATAATATCTATACAACTATCGCCGAAGAGGCACGTAAGTTTATGTTAGAAGCACCGAAGATAAATGGGTTAGTGGAGGATGCGGCGGCGAAAGCTGCTGCCAAATTGTCGGCGGTTGATAAGATGGCATTGGCATACGCACTTCTTTCGGGGTCGGGTGGTAAAAAATAATGACCTACCACGCTAGAATGGCGACAGTACAGACAGGAGCGGCGCCACCGATTTGGAATAAAAAACTAATTGCTCTTGGCGATAAGTTGACCGATGCTTTTTCTATGTTTGCTCAGGGGGCACGAACGTATACGATTGATTCAAAGGATCCTGGATTTCCGTTTTGGGGTTTGCTCATCGTGGTGGTTATTGCCTTCTCGGTTATCGCATGGTGGATAAATTATCGGCAGTTTTTGGAAACTCCGTATAATATTGCCCGTATTATTCGCAATAACGTGAAGGCGTCAGATAAATACAATATAAATAATCCGAGTCGCAAAGGATTACCGGCTTTAGTTAATACCCTTGTCAGCAGGGGCTATAAGAGGGACAATCTAGCGTTTACAAACTTTTACGTAAGTACGGCAAATGCGAGTGGCATTTTCTTTCCTGCGGTGAACGGCGTGGTGTCAGTGGACGCGGCGCGTCTGGCGGTAGCGGGTGGGGCACGGGCGTTTGTGTTTGATTTATGGCCAAATATGGAGGCGGGTGGTAACTTTGGTCCGGTTATTCAGGCGGTGGAGTCCGGTAGTTTGTGGCGCCGTACAACGCTCAACGCCCTGCCGTTTGTCAATGTTCTTGAGGCGCTTGTTGCCCAGGCACTTCAAACAACAACCAATCCCGGTCATCAAGACCCGCTCATACTCTATTTACGTTTCCGCGGCAACCCGAGGGCGTCAACATTTGACAGTACCGCCGAGGCACTTCAGTCGGTTATTACGCCGTACAGACTAGATTTAGCGTTTAACAATTGCCGTGGCGCTGACCGGCTTTTTAAGGTGCCGATTGACCAGCTCTTCTCGAAAGTAATTATTGTATCCAATGTTCGAGGTACAGGCAAATTTATGGATTTCGTGAATTTCTCTGTGAAGGATGGTATTAAGTTGGAGTATAATGCGGGACAGCTTCAGACAATTTCGGGCGACCAGGCATCAGAGGCAAAGAAGAAGGTTTTGATGAATCTTACGTTTGTGGCACCGTTCACTGAGGAGCCAATAGCGGAGTCGAACGATTATTCGGTGCCGGCGGCTCAGGCGTTGGGCATTCAATTTGTCGCGATGAACTTTTTTAGCACAGGCAAACAGATAAAATCGTATATGAATATGTTTGGAACATATAGTTTTGCGATTAAACCCGTGCCACTCCAGTACGTGATTACGCGCTTGGATCCTCCACGGGCGCCACCGAATCCTGGTTGGGGAAGTGGCGATGATGCGGGTAAACCGAAGACTCCACCGGATATCAGAGCGCCGTTTTGATATTACCGACAAAAATTTGATAATATTGTTTACAATGTACAAGATTGTAAACAATGTTTCGTAAACTCTTTCGTATATTTATTGTGTCTAGGGAACCGGCACTTCTAGGACGATGGTCGCTCACAGATATGAAAAAGAATAAAATTAAGATTGATTGGGCAAATGTTGATCATTGTGGTACGTGTAGTTATGAGGCACCAAAGAAAAAAGATGATGAGTCAAAGCCAATTAAACCAAAGATAGTGTAAGGGCGTCGGCAATCGTATCTAGACTGTGGGACCGAATGCCGGTCCACCACTGGTGGGTTCCGCACATCGTGCCGACAAAAGCAAATTCACCAAAAAACGCTTTGGATTCCTCCATGGTCGGCGACAGAAAATGGAGCTTCTCCACGGCATCACTAATAAAACAATCTTGTGCTTTTTGAATGGGAAAATTCTGAGAACACACATGTTTCATCATGGAGCGTTTACGGTAGGAGAGTCCGCCACCACCGGCGGCGTCAGGTGCCCACGGCCACTTGGAGGCAACGTAGTCGTATGCCAATAGTTCGGCGGGTAATGGTTTCATCAGATAGGTATCTGTTTCCATCATCAATAAATTATCTTCTAGGAAAAGTTCCCAGAAATGCGACTGCTGGAGAACAGTATTATATTCGGTCTTGCCTGATTCAGGCGTACCGAGCCCTTTGAAAAATGGAATAATGCGAATTGAGTCTACTTGAGACCCCGCACACGCCTTCACGTATGCCATGTTGACATCGCTACAGATGACAGTGATGCTCCAGCCACGAGCATAGTACGCGGCGTTTTGGAGACAAAAGCGGAGATTGGGGTGGCACCGGCGTTCAACAATAACTACAGTCTTATTTCCATTGTTAGGAATTACAGAGTTGTCCCAGTGTTTTTGGAATTCGGCGCCGTAGCGGTGGTTAAGGGTGCCAAAGATGTAGGGCTCTAGTTCCATACGACAAGTATGTAAGAATTCAGCGTCATCTTTGAATTTACGGTTAGCTATTTGTTCAAAAGCGGTGTAGATAAGAGCAGCGTCATATTTGATAGACATTCTATCCTATACGAATTAAGGTTGGTTTAGATTAGCGACGCCCCCTTGTAGATCGCCGACGCCGTAGAGTTTTACGCTTACGTGCTGCCGTAGCGTTTGCTCTACGCGGTAACATACACTGGGCATCATTCGCCTCTACAAAGAATGGTGTAGCCTCGCCGTCGCCTCCCTGCTGTTTGCGACAACGGCGTGTGGTACGCGCACCGCCCCGTTGGTATTTACGATTGTAATTATTTCTATAGACCTCGTAAATTTGCCTGTAACGGGCTTTGTTCTCTGCCGTGACTTCAGGATAATCAGCGGCATTTGTATCCAAGCGAGTAAGAATAGCTTGAATTTCTTGCGGGTGAATTTTGGCATCGCAAGTAGGATAGTTCCAGCACATACCAATATCTCCTCCTCGTCCCTGTCTATATTCATCGTTACGAGATTGTAATAGATTAAACAAACCTTCTAGCCCAATGTATTCGTCCGCATGAGTATTGACTTCGCCGTTTTGGCGCCGATGAATGAATTCAATTGCCGGTCTTACCGTGTCCATAGTTGTAGCATCATCACCTTCAGGAAGAACAATGGGGAGCAACACATCCCCAGCAGCACCATTCCGAGGCACATTAGGATAAACAAGATTATTATTTTCTGGAGGCACGGGCGGACGATTAGGAAAGGCGGTCGTAGGAATATTAAATCGCCTTTCGGTAAGCAGGGTTTGTAAATGGGCTCTTAGCATAGGGTCAATATTAAGGGGAGAATTCCACACCTGGTCTATCATATATTTCTTAGCAGCTTCCAATGTTATTCTACCAATCTGCGCTTTGAGAATATTTGCCACTTCACGGATTTTTTGGAAACGGATAAATTTCTCTAATAGCATACCGCCCCCGTAGGCTGTACAGTCGTTTGAGAATGGCGAGGCACCACCGCCAGGACGAATCAAATCGGTACGAGGACCGTCAGCCGGTCCAAGGGCGTGATGGGCAGGGACAATATCTTCAGGATGATCTTCTCGCTGGTGCTCTTGGCACACTCGACCGCACAACGTACACCACCATAACTCATTAAATCTATCTTTATATTTATTATATAAGTCTACAGAATACGGTGTTTGTAAGTTAGGG